ATGGCAACATTCAAATATGAAATATTTAAAGATAGGAAAAGAATAGATGGCACTTACAACGTTAAGATAAGAGTCACACACAATAGGAAGCTTAAAAGGATTCCCACTTCCATATATGTTACGAAAGAAGATATAACCAAGGGGTTTAAAATCAAAAATCAGTCCATCTTAGATGAATTAAATAACATCATATCCATATATCGGAGCAAGTGCAACCTGTTGTCATTGCTCATAAACGATATGGATATAACAGAACTTGTGGAGCATATAACCAAAACTGATGAATCATCTCTAAAAATAGACTTCATTTCCTACGCCCGCAAATGGATAGATGAGAACAGAGAGAAGCATGGAATCAATGTGTATTCCTGCATGGTAAACTCTTTAACAAAATTCCTGGGACGGGAGAAATTGGATTTTAAGGAGATAAATTACAAATTCTTGAAATCGTATGAAGAACATCTCGGTCAAAGACGTGCACTCTCTTTATATATGGGAGCAATCAGGCATTTGCATAACGAAGCTAAAAAAGAATATAATGATGAAGAAGCAGGGGACATAAAGATACCATGGTCTCCATTTACCAAGTATTCTATACCTAATATAATATGTACCCGCGAAAGAGCTTTGGACGCAGATACTATCAGAGCCATATACAACCTGCCATATATACTCACTAAAGATAAAAAGGAGAAGGATTGCAGATTTAATTTTGCAAAGGATATGTTTATATTATCCTTTTGCTTGATGGGTATGAACTCGGCAGATTTGTTTCTTTGTGACACTATAAGCGAAAGCAAGGGAACGCTTACAATCACATACAACAGGGCAAAAACTGCAACAAGAAGGACTGATAAAGCAAAAATAAGCGTTAACATTCATCCCTTCATATTGCCCATATACGAAAAGTATAAGGACGTATCCGAAGAAAGAGTTTTTAGGTTATATAAAAAGTATTCCACTTATGGCAGACTCAATGTTGCCATAAATGTAGGTTTGAAACAGATAGGGAAAGTTCTTGGCATTGAAGATTTGGAATTTTACGCAGCCCGGCATTCTTTCGCTTCCATCGCACGAAACGATTTAAAAGTGGACAAAGGTACAGTAGGAGAAGCACTAAATCATGTAGATAAAGAGAACAGAATGACAGATCTATACATAAAAAAAGATTTTTCCGTAATTAATGATGTTAACAGTAGGGTTATTGATTATGTTTTTAACCCCGATATGATGAAAGGGTAAATGTAAGGCAGCTTATTGGACCGCCTTTTCAAGGTTCTCTCTGATTTGTTGGAGCATTCGGAAAGCCCCGGCCATCTTATAGTTGCCCAGACATTGCTTAGCCTGCATGATACAACTTTCAACAGTAAGTTTCAAATCCGGAGTGAAAGCCGCTTTGTTAATCTGCATTTCTTTGGGAAGTTCATCAGCATGGTTATTGAACCATACGATCATTTCATTCAATTCCTCTTCGGAATAAGATTCTTTTTTTTCAGCCATAATACATAAGTTAAT